CGCACCAGCCGCCGCAATTCCGGCAATCGCCAAAAAAACCGGGTTTGAAAGTAATCCCAACAAAGTTTTTCCCAATGCTTTTGCCCCGTCGCCAATAGCTGTAAAAACGGCTTTACTTTCAGCCCCGCCACGTCCTAACGCCAAAAGACTTTCGCCAAATGCGCTATTTAAACCTAACGTTTCTTTTAATTTGTCGCCATACGCAATAATTGCGTCGGACGCCTCCGTATAATTTCCGACGTTCAATTGAAATTTCCCGGTTGCTTCCTGCAAACGTTTCATTTCTTCGTATATTTCTTTGGTTTGTGCAACCAATTTTCGCCCCTCCTCGGTGTTTTCCCGTTCGGCTTTAGTCATGTTGTTTAAATAAATCTTATTCAATGAATATTGCGCCGATAAACGGTTATAACTACCCTCGGCGGATTGATTTATTTTCACAATCAGTTTATTAATTTGGTTCGCTTCCTGTTGTGCCAATTTTAACTCGGCTAACTTTTTGGCGTTCTCGCTTTCTGCAAACGCCAAATCACGTTGCGCACGTGCCAAACGTTCCGCATCGTCTGCGGCTTTCTTGGTTGTGTTCCTGCCGTCCTCGGTTGCCCCGGAAACCTTTTGCAGAACCGCCGCCAACTGAATTGCTTCCGCCCTAATATTTTTCAACGCATTTGTATATGCGTCTGAAAGTTCATCCAATTGCTTTATCAAATCAGTAATCGAATTATCGGGGCTTACCAAATCAGAATATTTAATTGGGTTGTTGTTATCTGCCATATATCCGACTATTTGTTTTTGTTATTTTCGGGCAATTTGCCCTACAATCAATTTTCTTTTCTCAAATGTATAATTTATCGTCTGAAAAATAAAACACCTTAAATCGCCTTATTTTGGCTTTTTCTGCTTGCTTTTTTCGCTTGCTCCTTAATGTATTCAAATGCGTTGTAATATTCCAAAACGGTAAACGATTTTGGGTTTACGTGCAAATGTTGGGACAACATCAAACACATATTTTCAAACTGCTTGTCGTATTGTATTTCCACGCTATCCGACCCGCTAAACGATTTGGGTTTTGTATAAGTCAACAACAACGTCGTAATATGGTCTATTTCTTCTCGTTTGTCGCTTTCGTCCCCCTTTATTATCGCATCCAACATTAACATCGTGCGTTGCTTCAATTGGTCGTAATACTCTTTAACCGTGGCGTCGTCGAATAGTTTAGGAAAATACAATTGCAATTCTTTATCTATTTTTTTTTTGACCGCTTCCAATTGGGCGGTCAACTCGGCGTTCGGCGCATCGGCGAATAAATCCAATACCTTTTGCAAACCGTCCGCCGTCATATCGTTGTATTCGGTTCCGTCCACTGACTTAACCAAACAGGCAAACGCCAAATACTTTGGCGATATGGCGGATTGGACGAAATAAACGTTTTGCCGCAAATTATCCAATTCCTTTTCCGCCAAATCCGGCTTTTCCTTTCGGATAAACCGGATTGCCTTTTCAATATGCGCATCCCAATCGTTCAAATCCGACCCAACCCCGGCGTCGATAAGCAACATTTTGTTATATGCGTGAAATCGCAAAATCGGCAATTCGTCGATACTGTCGTACAACACAACCGCCCGTTCCCCTATCTTTGTCGTTTTCATAAGAGTATGCGGGTTATGACTGTTGAACAAAACGGAACCAATAACAATGCCGGGTTCCCGGTGCATATAGCAAACAGGACGGACAAAACGACCCCCGCCCACCATGATAAGCAAAAGCCGCAATTGAACATCTTAACAAAAAAGTCGTTGCCGTGAACTTGGACGTACTCAATAACGCCCCACTTTTTTAACAGGGTCAACAGGAACGCCGCCACGGTTGCCACGACCAAAACCCAAATAATGAAAGTTACCATATCGTTAAATGTTACAAGGTTGATTAACTGACAATACACCCTCAAAGCGAAAACCGCCGAACGGGTGCATTAAAAATTGATTATCTATTTCGTCCAACGTAAACCCACGGTACACGTTTTCCGCCAACTCATAAATCCGGTTTATTACAATCGTCCCGTCTTTCAGCCAAAAACCGCCATTTAGGACGGTCAATATTTCGTTCTTCAATGCCTCGGTATTCCGGTTGTTGAGTTGACCGGGGTAAACCTTGCGCAAATCGAACCAAACAATAAGGGAAAACGGGGCTTTAATCTCGCTTTGCTCTTTGGGAACCCAACCGACCGTTTGCGGGTCGTCTATCCAAAAGAACGAAAAATTGCCAATATTGGCATCCGGGGAAACGTCGATATAATCATTGTCGCCTCTCCATTCCGTCCCGCCCGCATATACGTTCGGGGTATAATAGCGTTTGCCCTGTATCACTTTGGCGATACGTTGCGCCCGCCCAAATGCGACGTCCAACCAATCGACGTTATCCATTAACCCGGTTTGTATGTTCCCCAAAACCCGGTCGATTAAAACCGGGTTGGGAATTATAGGGGTTGTTCTCTTATTCGTTGCCATATAATACGTTTTTTGCTTTCTTCATTAAGTCCGGGAATATATATTGCCAAATCAACGCCGCAATATTTTCGTCCGTCAATCCCAATATTTGCCGCCCGTACTTTTTTATTAAGTCCTCCGTTTTGAAATCCGACGCTTTTATTTCAAACTGTTTGTCGCCGACTTCCAAAAAAAACGACGCTTCAAAATCCCCGGTATCCCGTAACGTTACCCGGTTTGTCGGTTGTCCCTTTTCCTCCTTTATGGCTATCGTCAACGGCGAATACGGGGCGTAATCCATAATATCCACGCCCAAACGGTTAATACCTTGTTCAAACAATTGTTCCTCGGCATTCATATCAACAATATAGGCGTCATTGTCCCAAATGATTTGTTGAATGTATGCGCCGGACGATAACCCGTTGTTGAACGTGGCAACCCGGTTGCGTAAATCCTGTATTGACTTTAACCCCGCCATAATCTTACGTTGTCCGGTATTTTACACCGTGGTTATTACAAGTAAGGCAAATACGGTCGATACCCTGCGTATCCAACCGCAACGCCTCGTATGCTTTTTTAAGGTCATAACCCAAACCGCCGGGGCGACCCTCAACGTTGCCGTCCAATTCGTAAAGAATTTCCAACCGGGTTGCGTTTACTTGGTTCCGGTTTACCTTAACATCGGGGTTCATTGCCAACGTGCGCAACATGATTGCGGCGACCTGTCGTTGGATAACCGTTTGGAAAATCTGCCTTTCCTTAATGATAAAATCCGTTAGGTCGCAACCAACGGTTATTTCGCAATTCAACCCGTAATTCTGCGTATTGGTGTACATCGTCAACGCAATATCCCACAACTCCGGGTATTCGTCGAATGTTTCCGGGGCGTTCATCATAAACGGGGATACCTGTAAATACTTGGTTATTTCCCGCCAACGCTCCAAATCAACGTAACCCGTACACGTCCCGCACGGCTCCCGGCTCCAATCCTTTGTCATGTTAATTGCCTGCATCCCGGCGGGCAAATCGTTTTGGTTGTAACAAAGGAACCACGACCCCCCGGCGTTGTTTCCGGTACTGATATACGGCAAATAACAATCTTTCAACGGGAACCATTGAAAACCGCCGTTTGTCTGCGTAAAATTCAAATCAAACGTCTTTATCGGGTCAATTTGGGACGAATGGAAAAGATACATACGAACAACCCCGGTTGCGCCCGTCATTTGCAACCCGATTTGTTCGATTTTCATTGTTACGCCCATAGAACGAACCGGGACAATTTCAAACCCGACTAATTTATGATTATTCGGCAACGTCGCCCGGATACGTCCCGCACCGTCAAAGAACGTGCGCCGTTCCAATAGGTTCTTTGTTTCCTTATCCAATCCCTTTATTTGCGTGAATGTTTGTACCATTTGGGCGATACCGTTACGGGTCAACCTTTCCAAATAGTCGGATAAATAGTTGTATTCGCCCCAATCCGGGTTTCCATAATCGTTGTTGAAATCGTCGTTAAAATCACTTGCGACGGGTTCGACATTTTGGTTGTCCCGGCGGGCAATCCATACTTTGCCATTGTGTCGCACTTTCGCACCTGTTTTGTATTCCGGTATCATATTCCAAACCGGATATTGAAAAACGAAATCATCCGGGACGATTGCCCGGACATTATCCAAAGTAACAAGGGGGTGCGCACCTTGAAACGTCAAACCGCTTTCCGTCTGCGTTAAATTGTCGTCTATCGCCTTTGCCGGGTCGTATGATTGTTCCCACCCGACGACGTGCAATAATGCGTCCTGTATTTCTTTTAATCGGTACATCTGCGTTTGAAATAAATAAGGGGGCGGGGATAACCACCCCGTCCCCTCGGTTTAACAATTCGTTATGCTCCGGCGTTATGCGCCACCTCCGGCGGGAAATTCCCCGGCGTTGGTTACATATACAGGCATACCCAACGGTTCGTTTGGATTGCGGGCGGCAATCTCGGCTTTGATAATCGGGTTTGCCACAGTATCCGGGTTGCTGTTGTAAGCAACCATATACGCCACGTCAACGGAAAATCCGAAATACTCCTTAACGGCGCACGTCAAATCGGCGGTTGCGGCGCCCATGATTGCGGACTGGTCGCCAACGGCGGTGTAATAGTGCGAACCAACGGGCAAATCAATGTACGGCAAACGTACAACGTCCCATTCGTGGAAATTCGCACGGGTGCGGCGCAATGCCTCACGGTCAACACGTGTAAGGATACCAACATTACCGTCAGCAACGGCAAACATGGTTCCCATTTTGCCCTCTTCGTCGGTTACATTGTTCGTGTAATGTAAAACCTTATTGTCGTACTCCATTCTCTTGTTTACGTCGTTGTAAACGCCATGTTGTGCAAGTTTACGTATAAGGCTATCAACCCCGGCGTTGGCGATAAGGTGGATATATTCCGGGTAACAGTTAGCCCGCATAATCGGGTTAATATCGCCCAAAATCTCGGTCGCCATTTGGGTTGGAACCTGTACCACATTGCCCGACTTCGTGTAATTAAGCAACGTTTTGAACACCTGTGTTTTGTTTGCCTCCAATGCGGCAACGGCTCCGACGTCCAATTTGTCCGCCAAAGCCCGGCACGTCTTTTCCATTTTGCGCAAAAAGTCGTGTTCATAGGAAATTTCGTTGTTCATGTAGGCGGCGGGAACCATTGTAAAGCCAATGGCATAAGTCGCCCAAACAACCGTTACCAATGCGGACGTATTTTCATCGTCAGCGATAACGCACGAACGGACATTGCTAACCTGTACATCGCCGTCGTAATTGATAACGGGTACTTGTACCGTGTTACCAATGGACGCAAACGCACGGTCACGCAAATTGGGGTTAATGATTGAGGACGGGGCGTTGGTTTGCTCAATGAAAAAATCCAATGCGCCATACTCACACGGGCGGGTCATATTACGGTCTAATTCCGGGTTTTCAATCCGCCAATTTTGCAATCTTGTTGCTACTAATGACATAATGTTAAAAATTTAATTGTTATTAAATGCGGGTTTACCCTTTACCCGTGATTGTTTACTTTTCCGGCAATGCGGCAATATTGTTGTCCTGCCATGCCTGTTTCATTGCGGCGTCGAACTTTTCGGAACCCGCCGTTAAACCCTGCGCCATAAGGTTTGCGGCGATTGCTTCGTAAGCCTCGACACGGGTTTTTGCGCCCGTTATGTCAATGGTTGTTCCGCCCCCACCGCCGGAACCGCCCGCAGGGGGAACCGTTCCGCCGCCTCCGGCTTGGCGTCCCTTATCCAAAATACCCATTGTTTCCAATTCCTTTGCCAACAGGTCGCCGGGGGTGTACGGGTTCAACTGATTGTTCGGGTTACGCATAATTGCGCCGCTTTCGTCCTTAAAAGCAAGGATTTTACCGCCTTTTCCGTCGTCGATATATTCGGGGTTCATACCCTTAATTTTGTCGATTGCTTGCGCTAACAAAACCTTTGTTGCGCTTTCGGGCAATCCCGGTTTGAATTTCAACCCGGCGGTTGCGGTCTGCAATGCACCCTCGATACGAACGCCGAACAACTCCGTTTGGAATTTCTTTTCGGCTTCATCGTACTTGCTTTTGAGGTCGTTAAACTGCGTTGTTACCGCCGTTAAATCGGCTTTCGCCTGTTTCAACGCCTTTGCCGTTTCCGCATCGGTCGCACCGTCGGCAATTGCCTTTTCCAAACGTGCCTTTTCTTTCGTCAGACTGTCGATTTGGGTTTGCAATGCGCTTGCGCTTTCCGCTTTGGTTTTGAACTCGGCGACCACACGTTTTGCGTAATCAAACGTCTTTTCGGTTCCGTTCTTTGCGATACCGGACGCCGCCAAAATATCGGCATCCAATCCGCCGTAAATTTCGCCCGTCTTTTTGGCGATAACGCTATTTTCGTCGTTGGCGGACAATGTTGTAATTGCCGCAATTTGTTCGTCGGTTAATCCGGCTAATGCCGCATTTGCAACTAAAATTTCTCTCGTTAACATAATTCTTTCCCTTTGAATTAATTAAGTGCGATTGCTGCTACTGCTCCGCTGTTTGCGTTAATAATATCAATTGTGTATTTTGGGGAATCCCCGGTTGTGTCAACCAACCAACTAACAACACGTGCATGGCTGATTTTCTTTTCAACCTCTTTTGTTACCAAAATGACGTCGGCAATTGTTCCGCCCTCAATACATTCAATCAACTTTTTCTTTGTGTCGCCATCCAATGCGGCGGCGGTTGTTGTTACTTCAATAACCAAATTATCCTGCTGTGCAATCTGTGCCATAATCGTATTTTTAATAGTTTAATACTCTGTTACTTTTTCGCTCCGGGTTTGTCCTCGGCTTCTGCCTTTGCCTTTGCATCGGCTTTGGTTTCTTTGGCGGGTTCCGCCGGGATAACTCCCGCCGCTTTCAATTCCGCCAAAATTTCAGCCTTTAACGCCGCTTTTTCCTCGGCTTTGGCTTTCGCCTCGGCTTCTGCCTTTGCCTTTGCATCGGCGGCGGCTTTTTCCTCGGCGGCTTTCTGCTGTGCGGCGGTTCGTGCCGCTTTTTCCTCGGCTTGCGCCTTGACGTACTCGTTGGGGTCGTGCAATACGGTAATCGTGTAACCCTGTTTTTTCAGTGCGTCCAAAATGCCGTTTTCAAACGACTTTTTGCCGAACTTTTGGATACGGGGAACGGATAAGCGTTTGCCCGTTTCGCTGTCAAACTTGCGTACCTCAATAACGCAATGATACAAATGTTGTTCGTTGCTCGGTACAATGTAGTTTTCGGGGGTGACGTCGGTAATTGCGACGTCCTTTGTTTTACCCTCAGTTGCTGTTTTCACTCGCATACTCGTTAAATTTACTTGTTATTACTGAAATCTTTTGGTTGAATGGTATTTGCGTTCCAAACTCCAAAATGTTTGTATTCTCCCGTTCAAACCTGCGGACAAAGTTAGCGAAATTCAACTTTATACGCAATTCATTCTCCGGGATTAAGTTACGCCCGTACAAATCCAATACCTCGTTCCGGGTCAAATGGCGGTACGGCTCCAATTCTGCCAATATCAACATACGTTGCAATTGGGTTGGGTTGTTCCGGTACTCCGTTTCGATAATCTGATTTTGTAGGGCGTCCAATTCTGCCTCACTTGCGCCGCTTTCCTTTGCCAACTTGTAACGGTTCCGCAACTCGCTTGCGTCGTACAAATAGAACTCCGTGCCGTAATTGACTTTTGCAGATACGAACATATTGCCGTATCGCAATCGGCAAACCGTTTCATCGACGAACTGTTGGGCGGCTTCAAAGCCTTTTTTCACTCGGTTTAATACCGTGCTTTGGCTCTCAAATGCGGCTTTAACCTGTTGTTCGTTGAATGCCTCCCGTTGGGTTACTTCCTCGTTTTGTCCGACGACGGCGGTAATAATGTTTTCCCGCAATCGCTTTTCTTCCTCAACGTTATAATCCAAACTTGTACGGTCAACGGTCAACATTTGTACCGGGTTCCGCAAATCGGGTTGTTTGTCCCCGTCCGGTATCGGTATTTCAACAAAGGAACCCGCCCCGGTAATCCGTTTGTCGCCGCACTTGGGGCAACGCATCAATAACCCGGCTTGGTCTAACCTGTAATACCCTTGTTTGTCTTTCAAAAATCCACCGTCGCAATAATCGCCGTTTTCGGCGTTTGTAAAATCGCACGATTGTTCGTAACCGGAATATATCGGGTACGCCCCGTACATATCCAAATGCCGCTTCGATATATGGAAAAACAAAAACCAATCCAACGCCTCCAATTCTTTTGTTAGCGGGGATTGTTTAACGTCCGGTTCTCGCAAATTCATTGGCTCATTCCAAAAGAAACGGGCGGGGCAATAGCGCAAATCGTGTGGGTTATCAACCAATAATTCGCCTATGTTGCCGCCGTCGTCCTCTGCAAATACTCGGTATCGTTCATCGTCAATAACTGCAATACGTTTATCGGGTTGGCGGAAAATTATCCAATCCATAACCCCGGTTGTCCGGTTTGCCTCAAAGGTTATGACGCTTTCGATAGGTAGCCAATAAAAATACGGGGTCGGGTATCGGTCGGCGGGGTTTTGCTCGGCGGGCAAATCAACTATTAAGACGCTGTTTATTTCCGTCTTGAAAAACTCCCAACCTTTCGTACTCCAAATTTCCGGCTCCTTTAATACATCTTGGCGGTAATACTCCCAATCGTCCCGTTGTTCCGTGTTTTGAAATTGATAGTTGAACGCCGGGTTACGACCGTCGAAAATACGGCTTAACTTATCAAAACAAATGCCCGTTACCTCGTTGGTACGAACGGGGTAACGGAACAATGTTTTGAAGATTTTGAATTTATCGTGCGGGATAAGATTTTGAACCCATGCCAAAAAGTCGGTCGTGGGGAAACACATTAAGGGCGTTACGTTGGTTTGGGCGTGAAATTTAATGCGGTTTTGGTGTATGACCGCTTTATTTATCGTCGCCTTTTTCCTCGGTTCCGTTATTTCCTTTCTTATGCGTTTTATATCTAATCCCATTTTCTTTGCTAAATTCAAAAGGTGTTTTTTCGGGCAACTGCCAACCGCCATTGTTAGGCATCCGCAACAGGCGTTCGGCGTGGTTAATCTCAAATTCTTCGGTCGTGTTAAGGGTCGGACACTCCAACACGACCTTTGTAACTTTCGCCGTCATTACTCTTATGCGGGTTTCAAATCCGTAAGCGGGTTAAACGCCGGGGCAACAATCGCCAAATCGTCCGACCAATTCGGCAAAAACGACCATTGTATTGCGTTGCTGTCCGGGGCTTCCAATCCGCCCAACGTCTTATCGCCGATAAACAACGAACGTATCGGTATCGGGTAATATGTACCCTCCGTTGAGGCGTCCTTAATGGCTCCAATTGCGCCGTTTTCGTCGAAAATGAAGATACCCAAATTGTCGCCCCAACTTTCGCATTGCATTTCCTTTAATGCCTTGATAACCGCTTGCGGGGCTTTGCGAATAACTCCGGTAAACGGGGTCGGTTCACGTCCAATAATTTCTTCTACGCCTCCCAACGTTTCGTTACCGCCTCCAAAGGTGCGGGCGGCTCCCGCCTCGGCGGTCGGTGCTTGGATATACGGCGAAACAACTACTTTCGTGCTATCCTCCGCCGATAATAGGGGCGTCCACGACGCTAACGCCGTAATCGCTTTTTCACTCGTAAAACTGTTTTTGCTTCCGTCATCTTTCATAAGACGTTGAAAAGCCACTTTCTGAACCTGTCCGAAACTTTCCGAACACTTAATTGCGGGTACATCGGGCAACGCCGCCCCCGCCGGACATTTACAAATCATACTTCTTTGTTTTTAACGTTAAAAATATTATTACTTTCTCCGGGGCTGTCCCTTTGCCCTCTCGTTTCGGTTACAAAGTTATAAACTTTTTCCCGGATAATCTTGCATATCTCAAAAATATTGCTAATTGCGTCGTCTTACGCCTCGGTTTGCGTGTGCGTATGGCTGTATATTGCCGTCCGCAATCTCCTTTTCATATATCCCGGTCAATCCGTCCTCCGGGTCGTCGTGCGTATTGGCTCCGAAATTGCGCAAAAATCCGGTTACATGGTCGTAAACGGCTTTGTACCGGGTTTCCCAACCGAACGGCATAATTATATGTTGATTAACCATTGCGGACGCTGTTATTATCCGGCTTTCCTTGTTGCCCCCTTGATAAAACGGGTCGGTAATCGCCCGGACTTTCTTTTTGATAACCTTTTCATAACCCGCACCACCGTTGTTGCTCTCAACCCACGCTTTTTGCGTCCCGTTCCGGTTAATCATCGCCGGGACGGTTACGGTTGTAACGTCCGTATTTTCGTCCGTCATTTCCATATCTGTAATAAGGGCAAACAATATCGGCTCCATGCGCTTTGTTTTCTCGTTGAAAAACAGATTGTCGGACTTATACACGTCATACGTTGCGGCAAACAACAGGTCGTCGCCCTCGTCGGCAACGTCAATGTATGCGCCGGAACGAATGTACGTGCCGTAATCGGATTTTTCGACCCACGTTTTGAAAGGTTGGTACAATCGACCCTCGGCGGAACCGGGGTTGCCTTGATACAGGCATTGAAATTGCACCGGGTCTAATGCCTTTTGCGCTTCCAACTTTTGCTTACTGTGTCGGCTTTCCCATAATGCCGCCCCCGGTTCCCGTGGGTCTATCTCGGTCGGTTCCCCGGTTTTCAACCCCTCAAAGTTTATGCGCACCCACGCCCCCGGCGTTACGTCCTCCAAATCCGCCCAACACTTAACATCAATAATCGTTTCGCCGCTCTTTTCAATGCGCCCTATCAAATCGTCGTCGTGCCAACGGGTAAATACAATCAATTCTTGACTATCGTTGTGTAAACGGGTGCGTACAACGGTCGTGTACCATTTCCACGCCGCCGCCCGTACTATCGGGCTGTTACCCTCGGCGTAATCTTTATACACGTCGTCCAATATCGAAACGTCCACGGTTTTAGACGTCAGCGAACCGCCACGACCGACGACACGCAACGACCCCTTACGCCCGACCATTTCGATAACATCGGAATTGCGCAAATAGGTATTCGCCATTGTTACGACGTTCGACCCATTTAAGTACGTGCCGGGGAATAATTCACGATACCGGGGCGTGTCGATTATTCGTTGAACGTCCCGGTTAAAATCCCGTGCGATTGTCGCCGCATACGAACCGATACATATTTTGCGGTCGGGGTCTAACCCCAACATAAATGCGGGTAATTTGCGGCTTGACCCCTCCGATTTGCCATGTTGCGGCGGCTGTTGTACAATCATCTTTCGTATTTTGCCATGCGCAAACATATCCAACAGGGTATAATATACAACATGAAACGGTTCCAATACCAAATCCGGTTGCATATACCGGGCAAAGTTGATAAGACGTTTACGGGCGGCGGCTCGCACCAATTCGCCGGGGTCTGCCTTGATTGCCTCGTACATCTTCAATAATTCCTCGTTGCTCATGGTCGTACAATTTTATCGGGTGTAACTATCAATTCGCCGGGCTTTTTCGGTATCCAATTCAAACACGCCGTTTCGCTCCTTATCCGGGAACGGTTCGGGGTAAACGGACAACGGCAACAAATCGGCAATCTATTTGCAACATCTAAATTCTCATGGTCGAAATACCAAACACCGTGTCCGCAATCCCCGCAATAATGGTTCGTTTTGGTTACAACCTGTTTAACAACATTCATTCGCTTTGCCATTATTGCGCCCCTCCTTTCTCGGCGATTGTCTTTTGAAATTCGGCGGACTGCAATTTGTCGGCGACGGCAAACAACAGGTCGTCCGGGATTGCCTTAACATCGTATTTCGGTTTATCGTCGTCCGTCCCGGCGTTGTATCCGGGTATCTCGATTTTAACGGGTGCATCAAATCCCAACATCTTTGCCCGGCGTTGTTGAATGTTCAACAGCAAGTCCAAAAACCGGGGATTGCCCGCCGACGTTTCAACGGTCGTTTCGTCATACCCGTAATATTCCGGGTCGCCGTCGGTCGCATCCGTTTTGATAGGACGCCCCCGGTTGGTTTTCTCTTTGGTGCGCTGCTTTCCGGTTTTGGATACCTCCCACGCCTCCCACGCTTGTTGCTCCATTTTATCCAACTTGCGCAATTCCTGCGTAACATATTCGTCGATTGTTTCCAACCGTTCCCGCTTCCATTCGATAAGGCATTGTTGCAAATCGTAATAAACCATTTGAAACGAAATTGTATAACCAACGCCACGGGCGGACAAATCCCGGTTCAATGCGTCGGCAATTTCTCGATACGAATAACCACGCAAAAACAAGTCGGCGCAAAACCGTACATCGTAAATCCTTTGTTCCTCGGAACGTTTGTTGTATCCGGGGGGCTTTCGCCCTTTGTTCAATTTTTCCATCGTCTAACCTCTTTTAATGTCAAACAGGGGTCAAAATCTGCCTTTTACGCCTTTTCGTCCTTTGGCTTGGTTCCTTATCGGCTCCTTTGCCTTTGTTCTTTCGTTCCGGGCTTTATCCTTTCCCCTGTTTACCTCCTTAAAACGTTGCTTACCCTTTGCAAGTTATTTGCACGGAATTTTCATTTTAAGAGGCTTTATTGTCTTATTCAATACTTTCTATATCTCGGTGGTTATCTTTTAACCACGGGGCAAATTTACGGCTTTTTCGCCGCATTGCCAACCGTTTGTTCTCTCTCACATATAAACGGCAAAACCCCGGCTTTGTTTCCGGGGCTATTGCTCTATCGTCCTATTCCATTTTCATACTTTCCGTTTGAGCAATGAAAATGCGGTTCAACTCCTAATGTGATTTTATACGTATGCCCGTCTTTGGTTTCTTTCAACGCTAAACATACCGGGCGGGGTTTCCCGTTTATCGGATATTCCGGGTTAAAATAACGACATGTCCCGCATATCTTTTCGGGCTTCGATTGTCCGGGGCAATTACTTTTTCCCATTGTTGCCCCCTTTCCTTTTGTTCTTTGCCCGGCGTTTATCCCGTGGGTTCCTTTTCGGCATTTCGACCCGGTGTATTTCTACTTTGGAACCGGGGAACATCTTGCCGAAAAATTCCGCCATTGCTCGCACCTCCTTTGGGACGTCGAACGCCTCCGGCTTCTTATGCTCCGGGCAAATCCCCCGAACCGGGCAATTGTCGCAATCCTCATTCCGCACAACCTCGCCCAGCTTATCGGCTTCTTTGAACCCGTGCCAATTGTCCCTCCGTGCGGACGCTTCGGCGAAATTCTCCATTGCTTCAACTGCTACTTCCGCCAATATGTAATCCGGGGTATCGTTAAAATGCGCCTCCAAAGAATTACGGTTGATAACCTCGGCAATCTCTTTCAAAAATTTTTCTCTTTTGTTCATCGCTTTATTGATTTTTGGGTTTGTACTCTTGGCACGGCATAACGCCGCACGATTGTTCGCATTTGAACGCCTCGCAATAACCGTTCCCGTTGACGTCCTCGTTTGTAAAGTTGGCGCAATTCCCGCATCCCTTATCGCCGGGTTCTTTCGGTACGCTTACGCCTTTCAGCTCAAACTCCCGGTTAAACTCTCTTTCCGGGCGGGTTGTCAATCGTCCGTCCGGTTCCCGGACAATGTAGTACGTTTCCGGGGCGTCAATGAAAATGCCGTTGCCGTCCGGGAACGAATAAACCGCCCGCCCGTTTAGGGTTCTCGGTATCGTCATGGTTCCGCCTCCGGTAAATCTCAACAGGTCGTCCAAATTGTCCCGGCGTACCTGTATTGCGTCAACTTCTAACAACGTGCGGCAATATCGGGTTCCCGCCGTGGCGTCCGGCTCAACTAACCGGGTGCGGATTTGTTCCGGGTATTCCGTCGGGTCGTACTCGACGTTGAAAACAACGGCGGCGTCTAACGTGTGGGTAACTAACAAGCGTTTCCCCAATCGTCCGGCGACTGCCTGTTTTAGTGCTTCAATTGCGTTTTCCTGTATCTCGGTTGTGTCAACCGTGATTTCGTAACGGTCGGGTTTTTCCTCGACCTCCGGTTGGCTTTTGGCAATATCGCCAATCATAACCAACAATTCCGCATCAAACGGGTTTAACTTACTTTCTGTCATGCTCTAATTTTTTATTCGTTCTTACTGTTTTCGGATATGCCAACCGCCAAAATATCGTTTTTCGGTCGGTTCTGTTGTACTTATCGCATTGCCTACCTATTCCGGGGCAATCTTCCCTTTGGATTTTGCAGCGAACGCAACGTTGCGTAAATATTGCGGGGTTGTTGTTGGCTAATCGTGCATCCGCCGCCGTCCATATCTCGGCAATCAATACCATACCCCGGTAAACGCAACGTTCGCCGGGGTTGTACTCTCTGTTTGGGTCGAACGGTTCGGGTTGCTTAACTCTCATTCTTTGCCCGCTTCGTTTATATAGTCAAACAATGCGTCCAAATCGTCCTTTGCGCCTTTTACGCAAATTCGTACCCTATCGCCCCCGGCTAATGCGGTTTCGACAATCTCACAATTATACCGGGGGGCGTTTATCTGTATCATTGCCGCCGTGGTATTCGTTACAAACTCGTTTCTTTCTGCCATGCTCTCGGATTTTTGAAGTAAATTAAATGCCTCCGTTGGTTCGTTCTCGCTTTGACACGCCCCCAACAAAAGCGTTGCCAAAGATAACAATAAAATCTTTGCTTTCATCGTTTTACCTTTCTTTTAATCCATATAAACCGTATGCCAATGCCGACAAACAATATTTTCGCCTCAATATCAACATAACGGTCGTAACCGTTTATTGCATCAATGGATACCCCAAATTGCCAACTATGATATTGCCAATACTCACGGGCGTAAACATAGACGCCGACCCGCCCAACGTGTATGCCTGTTTGGACGGTGTGTTTGTCCTTACTCATTGTGTGCCTCCTTTCTTGCTAATTCATAACCCTTTTTATCCATTACCATTGCCACGGGGTACGGCAATATACAATCTTTGGTATAAACCAAATTGTAAATCCCCAATTGCCCCTTAACCGGAAATTCAATAACCCGGCGGGGGTTGCGCATCAACCACCCGTACCCCTTTGTTATTTTCGCCCTCTTTTCCTTTGGAATCCGGGTGTTTTCCCAATCCTCCGGCGTAAACTCTTTTATCGGCTTTACGTCGTACAACTCAACCAATCCCAAAGTAACGCCGCTTTCCATTCCCGGATAAACCGGGGACGCTGCGGAACATATCAGCACGTCGCCACGGTATGACGTGTTTTTGCTCCGAACTTCAATTGTCTTTTTCCCGTAAACAATACCGTTTTCGTCCTTGTACGCCTCCGTTACCAAATCATTTGCGTATGGCTGTTCTACGGTCACCGCACGCCAACGGTCGTGCTTTTCCGGGTTGTAATCCTTATTGCTGTACTGCATATTTACTTTTTATTTTCGGGTTCCTCGGTTTCGTCGTCGGGTTCCGGGTAATGGATAAATCCAATTTGCCGGACGTTTTGGATTGGCTCGTAAATGATAACGACAACATCGCCGTCCGTCCTTACTCCGACCAATCGGCAATCGGCGGGAACCTCAATCCGTATTTCACTTTTCATTGTTAAACAAATCCCAATTAACAGGGACACAATACCCCGGCAATTCTCCCCGGTCAATCCCCAACGGATTAACAATACTATCTTTCCAATAGATACGGGGTTGTTCCGGGCGTCCCTCCCAATGTTCCGTAATCGTGTCGTAAATCAATCGTATTTCCCGTTTCGGATATTTGCCGCCGCTCTGCAACCCGATTTTATACAGGTCAACGAACGGATACGACAATTTGATTATCCCAATTGCCCGGTCGTACATTCCCGGCGGGATTGGCTCCACGCTTGCAAAGGTGCGGAACCCGTGGCGTTTTGCCCGTGCCAACACATTAACCCGCATCATATTTGGGTCGGCGTTCGGCTCCAATTCGTCGCAACCTGTCAACGTTGCGCCCAAAGCGATACGGGACACGTCCCAACCCTCGGACGCCTCGGCAAAATCAATGAAGCGGTTCAACCCCTCGGCGCATTTGCTCAATATCTTAACCGGGACGCCGTGGCGTTGGCATACGCCGACCGCTTGACGGGTCAACCGTTCCGTTTCCGGCAACAACGGGTCGGTCGTGAACGAAAAGAATAACCCCGTTTTCTGCAATTCCTCCTTATGCGCCAACAATTCGTTTTTGAAAATATCCAAAGCGTATGGATATTCCCGCAACGTCTTTTTCAACTCCGGGCGACTGCCTCCCAATACCTTTGCGCCACGACCTTTGCGCAAATAACAGTAAGTACAACCGTTGGAACAACCGACAAAGAAATTGGCGGCGTTCTCGGCGTATTCCCCGGCTTTACCTTTTGGGCTGTAAATAACCCGTCCGTTTATCGCTCCCATATCGTCAACGGCTTAAAATGGTAAATCGTCGTTTCCGTCGGGGGCGGGTGCATCCGGCACGGGCGGCGGCGGTACTTGCGCCCCGGCTCCGGTCGCTTTCGGGGTCAACATTTCCATATCGGTTGCGACTATCTCGGTAACATATCGTTTGACGCCTTGCGCATCGTCATAACTCCGGGTTCTCAATTCGCCCTCAATATACAGTTTGTCGCCCTTTTTGACGTACTGATTGGCGACCTTTGCCAACCCGTTTTGCAATACGACGTTATGCCATTCGGTACGCTCCGGGATTTGCCGCCCGTCCTTTGTGGTATAACCTCGTTTCGTGGTTGCCAACGAAAAGGTCGCCACGCAACCCCCGTTGTCGAACTCCCTAAAATCCGGGGCTTTCCCGGTATGTCCCATCAAAATAACCTTGTTTACACTCATACAAAAAACGCTTTAATTATCCAAACAATGATACTATACAACGCCCACATATAAGACGCAACCGTTAACGTCACGAACGTGTATAACGCAATTTTATATCCGGTTTTTGATTTTATTTTCATGTCACTTGAATTTTACGCAATCCAACAAATATTGTTTCTTATTGTCCGACCATCCGGCGGCATGGTTTATCGCTTTTCGGTCGTCGTCGTGTACGAACTCACAAACCCAACCGCCGACGCTTGATTTTTGAACTAATCGAACCAATTTACCAACAATGAAAGAACGCAATTTGTAATAACCTGAATTTTCGCCAACAAACAAAACCCGTCTTTCTGCATTTATTTCGGGCAGATTTTCGATTTGCGGGCGTTTCTCCCTTTCCGGGTACCTTTGTACCCTTTTAAAATCATTTTGGATTGAACGGCGGGAAATTGCCCCGTAATCGGGTGTTCTTTGTTTCGTTCTCATAATTTATATTTTTCTTTTTCTTCTTCTGTCCAATCTTTTTTAGGTTTTAAAGCCATAGGGTGCGTTTCCCTATTATATCTTATTTTTGGGTTACAAAGACAATTTTTACATTGTTCACATTCTGACGGTTCCATAGAACCGTATTCTTTCGCATACTTGCAAAGAAAACAATCTTCATCCATTTGTTGAATTAAGCCTATTTGCCTTACTATATTTCTTACACAAGCATCTAAATCAATAAAATCTGTATATCTTTCATCTTGTGTTTCTACCGTATATCTATCAACAAACCTTATTCCGCTGTTTCTTTCATCATCAATATCTTTAATTCCATCGTCTTTCAATTTGCGTGATATATTTAGCTGTCTAAATTCCAAAATATCATTCAAAAAATCATTAAGCCATTTTTCAAAATCTTCCCACGTGTTCCATTCAAATATTTTGAATGTATCTTTTATACTCCCGTTACAATCGGGCGTTTCATCGCACCACTTATTAATTTTTTGAACTATTTTATTTATACCTTCCGGGTTATGATAAGGGTGCATTTGATATATAACACCTACTACTGAATTTATAATCAGTTTATTTGTAATTCTAACTTTGCTCATAATTTCAAAATTTGATACTCTTTCTTTAATAATTCTATAACCTTAACGTTTCCGGGATAAATGCGCATATTTTTACGGTCGCCATTTTCCCAACGGTTGTGCATTTCAAAACAAAGGATATTGATATTGCGGGGGTCGTGCGCCATTTCCGGGTGCGAACCCCTCGTTAGGATATGCGAACAATAAACGGCGGAATAACTCGACAACGGGCGCAATGTTTCCTCGCATTGGTGCGGCTTATGTTCCCAAATCCACCTAAAAAACCGTTCGTTTGCCTGTGGGATATTTCCACGACCAAAAACGCAATACCCGAACAATTCCCGTTGGATTTCGACACGCAACCGAATATCCATTGTAAACCGCTTGTAATCCAATAGGGGGCAAAACCCCCTATCGGTTACAAATTGGTATTCTTCCCGGTCTGTTAGCAATATCGGCTCCATTGCTTACATATCCGCCGTTTCGTCCTCCGGGTCGTCCTCGTTAGCCGGGTCGCCGACCTCCGGGAACAATCCGCCCTCCTTTTCCGGTTCTGCGACCAAACCCGGTGCGGGTTCGCCGTCAGCCCCGAACAATTCCAATTGCGCCTTTTTGCCTTTGAACAAAAATGCGTAAACCTCGTTTTCAATGTCCGCAACGATTTCTTCCAATTCTTCCTCAAAACCGAACGTTTCGGTATTGAATTTCAGACGGGGCGAATTTATCGCCGTCTTTTGGTTGTTGGATACCGTGAACAATCCCGTAAGGACGACCCCAACGTTATCGTCTTGACCGGAATAGGACACGCCCCGAACCTCAATGTTTTTCAACATTTCGTCGGCAAAATCCCGTGATAACTCGCTTTGCTTTTTGGTTGCTTTGAAATCGGACGTTTCAACCATTGAAAGAAAGGACGTAATATTAAAAATCCGTCCCATGATTGGGCGCAAACGGTCGAAACAATCCCGCAAATCCGGGTGTATGTCCTTTGCACTTTCGACGTGGTATTTGTTCGTGTAACTCTCATTGCCGATTGTTTCGGCAACTTCATAATGCACGTCTAACCCGCCGTCCTTTAATGTCTTTACTTTCGACAATGCAAACGCCTTTTCACTTGGTATTAACATAACGTTTGCGGCTTTTTTTTCTTCGTTCATATTATAATATTATTTGTCGCCGGGAATCCGCCCGGCACGGTTTTAATCAAAATTCGTTTTCGTCCAACAATTCCCGTGTCTTACTATTCGACGGAACCGCCGGGCGTTCCGGTTCCGGGGTTGGTTCCGGGACGGGTTCCCCGGTTCCGATTGGTTCCGTTACCGGGTTGGGGTCGTGGAACTCAATATTGCGCCCGCCTTTGGGCTTTTCAGGCTCAAATTGGGCTTTGAGTTGTTCCGCCGGGTATTCCTTTTGCGCTAACTCAATAATCCCCAAATTAACCAATTCCGGGACGCAACGGCGCAACGCCCTTATGTCCTCTAATGCGTCATGCGCCGGGAATGTTTCGCCGGGGAATAACTTACTATATAATTCCTCTAATTTGGGATATTTTCCCGGTCGCCCGTTTGAATACAATGCGCCGACAAATTTAATAGTTTTCATCATTGTATCAATGCGCTTTCCCTTGTGCAATGCGTCCTCGGCTTTGGCGTCGTAATACTCTTTGCCGCAATAACGCAAAATGTTCGCTTTCAACATCGACGTATCGAAATAAATGTTGTGCGCACATACAAGCGGTGCGGCGGCGGCATCCGTCAAAAATTCGTCGATAACCTCGGCAAACGGTACACCCTCGGCAATTGCCCGTTCGGTCGTTATCCCGTGTATTGCGGTTGTTTCCGGCGGTATCTCGTAATTGTCCGGCTTAATTATAAAACTGCGTTCTTTGTCGCCGAACGCCCACGCCAATTGTACGACGTGCGGGAATTGGTTAAAATCCGCATCCCATTTCAAACCCTTTGCGGGTACTCCTGTTGTTTCGCAATCGAAAAAACAAATGTCTTTTAATTCAAATTTCATACTCTCGTTACTTTTTTATTCGTTAAATAATCGTTTTTGCCCGTCGTCGTTGGGCGTTTGCTCAACATATTTTGCCCGTGTAATCCAAACGCACCCGCAACGCAAACACTTTATCCGGCTGTAATGCTTTGGCGTGTATTCGTGGCGAATAATCCGCCAACCCGCCAACGGGTAATTCTTACGCTTTCCGTTACACTTGCAAAACATACCTTACAACGTTCGGGGGTCGTCAATATACGTGTTGTATTCCTCGGCGGCAATCTGTTTGAGTGTTTCGATATGCTCGATTAACTCGGCGTTCGACAATTCCGCCACGGTGCGCAATTCGTGGGAATATTTCCCGGTTTCCTCGTTGACCCGCTCGACGTACATAATTGGGGAAAACTCCCGCAACCTCCGTTCCGTTTGTTCCTCCGTAAGACGTTCGCCCGCCTCCCAAATGGCTTGGCGGAATGTTGGTACAACACAATTGAAATAGTACCCTTTCAACGCCTCCGACGAACCGGGTGACGCAACGGTAAAACGTGCAATTATGCGGCTCCCTTTGTGCATGGAAAAGAACTGATTCAATTCACCCATATACATTTGCAAACCGCCATTGTTGTTAATTATGCCCGTTGCTGTCATCTCTCTTTTTTTCATTATCTCCAAACTTTACGTTAAACCTTTCTGAAAGATATTTTTTACAATCAAACTTTTCTCCAAATATATTTTCTTTCATAAACTCATTAAATTCTGCAATAGAATCATAATGCAATGAAAAAAACAACCATTCATAAGCATCATTGAAATATTCATTTATTTTGCTTTTTGGATGTTTATCTAAATATTTTTGTCCGTTATTAATATAGTATTTTATCATATTAGGATATTTCATAAATTCTAATATCCTATTTTTTTTACTTGCTAACGGGCAACACATACAACCTAAACGCCTTTCAGAAATAAAATTACCTTTGTTATCATAATACAATGGGTGTAATTTTATATTCCTTTCTTTCACAAAATCTTCAACATCTTTTTTTGTCCAATTTAATATAGGGAAATATTGATTTGTTTTTTCTTTTTTGTTGAAAACTCTGCATTGCTCCGGTTCTTTGTAACGTTCTTTTCTTTTATTACTTTCTTCGCTCCTTATGCCTAAAATAGCATAATTAAGTATTTTATACTCTTTAAGATATGCACAACATATTCTTCTGTGTCTTGACGGGAATCCGGTTTTCTGTATTATTTGCCCAAATGAATATTTAGGTTTTATTATTTCAACTCCTCTTTCCCTGCAATGTTTTATTGTACCCGGCGGGTCTATCGTTGTATTTTTGTATATCGCCCTATATTCTACTTTTGCCATTCTTACAAGTTCTAAAATAACGTCAGAATCCTTTCCACCGCTATAACAAACTTCTATTGGCTGCCCTACTTCTTTTGCTTTTGCTGCTGCTGATTGAATCAGTTTAATAGCAAAATCAATCTTTTCTTTCAACGTTTTCATTGTCTTTCTTTTCTTGGTCAACCAATTGTTTCATTGTAATATTAAACGCTTCGCCGCCAACTTCCAATATAAACTTTCTTTCGCTGCTTGAATATCCATGCAACTTCTTATCCATTGCATTTGCATACAATACCGTCATTTGTCCCGGTTCAAAAACTCCTCGTTCCTGCAAACGGTCTATCGGGTGCCGCTTCAATGGTGCGTCCGCCATCATTCCGGCTTTTCTGCGGGTGTTTTCCAAATCGGAAATAACCACTTTCAGATTATTATAAAAAGCGGGTGTTTTCAACACGTCCGCAATTGTCATTTCTTTAACTTCCATATTGTTTTGTTTAAGGGACGCCGGGGAACCGACGCCCCGGTTAATTACTCGGTTTCGCTGTATTCCTCAATAATTAAATCGTCCTGTCCTCGCTTGACTTCCTCTATAAATCCTTGATACCCTTCTTTCCGGGCTAATTCGATAAGGGATTGCAGACGTTTTGCGCCCAAACTTTCGCCCCTCGCAATGCGGAATACCTTAACGGTCGGATTGCTTGCGATAATCAATTTTGCGGCAACCTCCATTATCTGACTATCCGACACTTTCCCGGCGACAAACGGCACACCGTTTAACTCCAACCCGTCGTCCGTGAACGTCAACCCGGCAATCGGCAATTCCGATTTCGCAATAAGGGTTTCCCGCTCTTTGAGCAAATCCGACAACTTTTTTTCGTGGGTTTGGGCGACCTTTTCGGCGGCGTCCTTTTGCTTTTTCTTCGTCAGATAGTCCACAACCAACGCATTGATTTTGTTGTGTTCCTCGGCTTGTTTGAGGCGTTCGGCTGTATCCAAATTCTCCGGGTTGTTTTCCTCGTACTTTGCCAACCATGCGGCGGCGTTGTTCTTGCGGGTTTCGTAATCGGCTTTATCCGTTTGGATTTGCGCCAATGTTTCGTCGTATTTGTCGGCGGCGGCTTTCGCATCGGCTTTGCTCTTTTTCTTTGCCGCTTCCAATACCTTTTTTGCCTCGGCAACAATCCGGTCGTATTCGGCTTGGGCTTCCGCCTCATACTTTATTGCGGCTTCAATCTCTGTATTCTTGGTTTCCTCGGCGGCTTTGATACGACCGGGGATTGCCTCCAATTGTTCCGTCCGGGTTTGCAATGCGGTACGCACGGTTTTCGCTTTCTCAATCAACCGGGCGTTCTCGTTTTGTTCCTCCATTAAATCGGCAATGTCGATTTTCTCGGCATACGTTTTGACGTCGCCCGGTTTCAACTGCTTTTCGGCGGCGGCGCAAATGGTCGTGTACGTCTTGACCTCGGCGTTGGCGTCCTTTCTTTTCTCCTTAACGGTCATAACCTCGGCGTCAATCTCGGCAATACGTTTTTGCACATTCTCCGGCAACAATGCCCGGACGTATTGCACTTGCTTTCGGCGACCATCGGCGGTTTCAGACCACCGGGAAAACTCCACGGCGTCAAAATCCGTATATCCGAAAACCTTTTGCAACATACTTACGTTATCCGACCGCATCCCGGTTGTTTTCTGTTTGATTGATAACGTACCACGGGGGTTGGCTTTGGTAAACCGCAATTCAACGTCGTATTCCTCGCCGTCGTCGCCGACAACCATTTTGGCAAACCCTTTGTCCTCGCCATTACGCAACACGGCGTCCCGGTTCCCGGTCAACAACGCCCCGATTGCCTTTAATAGCGTGGATTTTCCTAACTCATTGTCCCCGGTAATGAAATATACATTACCCTCAAAATCTGCGTTGAACTCCTTAATTACTTGGAAATTCGACAACTCTAATTTTTTGATAATCATTTTATCGCTCTTTTTATGCCGGGGTTGCCCCCGGCGGTTACTACTTATTTGTTTGTTAATATCATTCTTTGGTGTATCATGCTTTGCACCTTGTTAAGCGCATCCCGGTTGGCGTCAACCTCCGACCGGGTGCAATCGGCAATAAAGTTTTCCAAACGCTTATACAGGTCGTTCAACTCTTTTGCCGTCATTGCATGGCGAACGGCTCCCAATTCGTCCTTATCCATTTTTGCAAATTCGTTTAAGGGTTTCCAAATCGCAACGTTTGGGGTCGTCGGCGTTCTTTGTCGCATCAATTAACGGCATATCATTTGTTTTTGCCGTCCAACTTTTACCCGTAACGGGCGACGTGTAAGTTACTTTGTAATGTCCGTACCCGGCAAACTCAAACCGGAAATCGCTGATTGTTGTTTTCGCTCTCATTGCTTTTATTTTTTTAGCATTACCGGGAAAACGCCCGGTCGTTGTTATTTCATGCCACAAAAATACGGGGAATATTTTAATTACCAAAATTTTTTCTTTTTATTTTCGTGTTAGGGCAAAAAATCCCGATACGGCGCAAGTCGTACCGGGATAAAATCAAAATAATTTCATTTGCGTATCTGTTAAGACGGCAATAACGCCGTCAACTTTTTGTTCCCATGCCGTCCGGGTTGCAATCTTTTCCGGCGTTGGGTTCCGTTCGCACCTCCGTTGGTTGTGGCGCATCTGTTTAACCATGTACGCCAATTCTTCCAACGTTATTTTAGCCGGATTTTCGATTTGCGGGCTTTTGTTTTCGTCTGCCATACTTTTACCCATTCAAACAAAATAATCGAAATACGTGGCTTAAAACAAACGGTCGTGCATCGGGGCGGGCAAATTCTCCAAAACCCAACGGGGGTTGTTGTGCAAAATGTACCGTCCAAAGTGCATTATCATAAGGGCGTCGGCATTCCACAACGTCGCCTTAACATCGGGGTAATAATCGGCGGCGGCTCGTTGGTATCGCTTTTTGCGCTCCGGCTTTTCCTCCCCCTTAACCCGCAATTTCAATTCATTTTGCCATTTTTGGGGGTGTACCAAAACAAACGGTACGTCGCACATGGCAATTATCGTTTTCAGTTTCTCGAACTCGGATAACAGTTTTTGAACCCGGAACGCCTTACCGGGGTTGTCGGTTATATCATCCGGGCGCAATTGCACCTTTTCGACGAATACCAACGGGCGGCAAATACTTTTCATGTACTCAAACCATTGTTTCAACTCCATAAGGTCGCCCGGCATTTTAATAACCTCGGTTTTGTGGTTCGGACGCCAAACAGCAATCCCCCCGGATTTTCCGGGGTCAATGCCAATAATACAATCAATCGTTATTTTGTTCATTTCCAAAAATCTAAATAGTTATCAATCTGCAATTCGTCCGCAATCATACGGTCGAACGTGCGTTTTATCTCTTTGTCCCTCGCAATCTCATACGCCGTAAAATCCAATTCCGGGGCGTCGGTTCCCTTACGTTGAACGTGGTACGCCTCGTACTTGTTGACGAACCCACGGGCGACACGTTGCATATATCGGGCAAATGCTTGTTTGCGGTCGTCCTCGGTTCCGGCAACCTCATTGGCAAAACCCAACTTTCGCAACCAATCATAAATCAATATTCCGTCAGTAATCCCCAACACAAACCGCCCGGTATATTTATATTGCAAAAATACCTCCCTACATCGGGCGACGACTTGGTTGTGATAATACCGTTTTTCCTCCGGCGTCAATTCCTTTTTCGGCTCCGGCAATGCCTTATACGCTTTATGTATAACCCCGTTTTGTTTCCGGCGGTATGCGTTCAATATCTTTGCGAAATAATCGGCGTTAAACTGTTGGTAATGCTTTTTGTCCGGGTTGCCTTGACTGTCTTTCGGCAAATAGTCGTCCAATTCCCCGGTCGTCGCCAATTCAAATGCCAACTTAATATCCGCCAATGTCATTTGCGAATAGTATTTTTTGAGTATATCCAACAACCGGGTACAAATGTACGCCCAATTTTCCGAATTGGTCGGGATTATATACCCGACGTCCATTGCAATAAACCGGAACATTTGCCCGGTTTTCGCAATCAACGTGTCGTCGTCAATATCGGCAATTTGCATTTTCGTTGAGGCGGCGAAAATGTACTTTTCGACCCCGGATAACGATTTGGCAACCTCCGGTAATTGCAACATTTGTCGGCGTATGTCGATTGCTTTTGTACCGGGCGTTGGGTTGTATATCGCCAACGCCACAGATTGCGTATTTACTGTTTCCGGCAAATTTTCCATAATCAATAATCGTTGTTAAGAAATTCCATTGCGCCCGCCACGTTCAACTGTTTTTGCGGGGCTTGGTATTCCGGTTTCAAATGCAATTTCTTTTTCTCAATGTCGCCCCGGATAAAATTGCGTACCGTCGCAATCCAACCCGTGCGGGTTCGCTTAACTCCCTGTTTGGTTTCCGACCAATCGGCGACCGTGTGGAAATAATAAATCAAATCGACCTTTTCAAATTCCGGCGTCGCAAACAGTTTTTCAAACTCGGAATAATCATTTACGCCGTCCGCCCCGAACTTAACCAATTTGTAAACATCGGAATTGCGAAATATGGACGTTCTTTTTTTATCCTTTTCCAAATCCTGTTGTTGTTCCGGGAACAAATCCCCGACAACAGGGTTGGCGGGTTTACTATGATTAGTATTTGGTTTATTTGGGTCATTAGTAATATTAGTATTTATTAGTGTCGGATTTTCCGGGTCGGGTTTTTCCGTATCCGGTTTAACCGTATCCGGGTTTTCCGGTTGCGGTGCATCCATAACCGGATTTTCCGTAAATGGTTGAAAAATTGCTTTGTCGCAAATCTCATAAGCAAACCCCGCAATTGTCCCGTCCGGGTTCCTTTGCATAATCTTTGAGCAATACCCGAACTTTTCCAACTCTTTAATACCACTATACAGACTATCCCGACCGTCGGTTGCCCGGTTCGTCAAATCTCGCATATTCAAAACCCAATCGTCCGGCAACATTTGGACGTATGCAATTATTCCTTTCGCTTTCCAACTCAAACGGGTATCTTTTAAGAACTCGTTTGCCATTTGGCAATAATCCCGGTCGTATTTACGCCGGGTAATTGTATTATTCGTTGCCATTGTCGCCGCCCTCCAATTGTTTAACAGGTTCCCACGCTTTGCGCACTCTTAAAACATTGTCCGGGCTTTCGTTCGGAACCAATGAAACAACAGGGAAACGGGATTTGTCGCCGGGCTTTTGGGTCGTGGCAAATTGTACGTTCAAATCAAATATAATTCCCTTACAAAATCCCCGTTCCGCCAACATACCGTCGAATGTTTCCCGGATTTGCGGGATTGTGGACGCCGTACCCTTTGTTGAAAACTGCCATACCCCGGCAACGCCACGTACCAACGGTACAATAAAATTCAATGTCAACGTAATTTCCCAACCATCGTGTCCGTCCTGTTTGCTTTTCCGATTGGGGTAACGCTTGGTAATAGCCAACATCAAATTCGGGTATTCCTCCGTTGTCAATGTTTCGTACTTTTTGCCGTCCCAAACTTGGAACGTTTCGCCGTCGCCCGCCGCAATCAATCGTCCGTCGTCGTCCCGGTACTCGTACCGCTCGTTGCATACTTTCGCCGGGTCGTCGTCCGGGAAAACGATTTGAATTGTTTGGGGCTTTTCGCCGTATGCCTGTGTAAATAACCCGGCATACTTTCCCGTTGGTATGAAATAATCCACGCTTTGCGGGTATCCGTTGGCGTTTTTCATTCCGATTTTTATTTGTCCGACACGGGGCAAAATCAAACGGGATTTTTCCGCCTCCGGTCGTCTTATTCGTCCTTTCATGCTCTTTATATTTCGGGGTCGTCGTTCAACAATCTTTTCTTATTCTCGTTTTTGGGCTTTTTTGGCGCATTTGCGGGCTTTTGTTCCTTTTCCGGTGCAACAGTCCGTTTTGCCTCCTTTCGTCCCGTGGCGGGCTTCTTTTCCGCCTCCTTTGCCGTTTTCCCGGTGCGTTTCACAATCTTTGTTTTCTTAATCTCCGGTTCCGGCGTTTGTTCCGGGGCAACCGCATCCGCTTTGACGGTTTCGGCGGCGTCCGTGGTTTCGTCCGGGGTCGCCTCTTTGGGGGCTTTCGTTTTAATCAATTCCGCCAAAGACAACGATATTACATTTTGGGACAAATCCGGGGCGTCGTCCAATACAACCATACCATTAACCGCCGTAAACGTGTTGTCCCGCTTTTCGTCCTCAATGGCGGCAATCTCCAACAGATAGGGGATTTTCCGTATATTGGGGCTTTCGGTTTGCTCTTTCAGATTGTACGACGGTTTTTTGCGCCAATCTTTCGGGCTGAAATTGAAAATACGGTTAACGGGGAATTGCTCAAAATTGACGTTCCACATATCCCGGTACATTCCTAATTGTATTTCGCTTTCCTCGTAAAAACCTTTTCGCCCGCTTTTGAAATCGACAATTGCGTTAATCCGGTCGTCGCTTCCAATCTTTGCCCGCATGGTACACGGGCAATCAATCATTCCGGCGTACTTGTAATACGGGTGTACCAACGCAATTTCAACGGCTAACGGTCGTACATCATAATCCAATACGAATTGCGCAAACGCCAATACGTCCTTTTTCAAATCGTCGGCGTAATAAATAAAGTCGTCCGGCAATCGGTAAACCTCAATGTATTCTTTTAGTTTGCCTTTTAGCCCGTCCAAATCATACGCCCGGTTAATCAATAATTCCTCAAATGCGGCGTGCATAAACGTTCCATACGCCGCCCGTTCGCCTTTGTATCGCTCGGCTTCCTCAATGCCTTTGTTCGCAATCCAATTTATAAGGTGCGGGGCTTTGGGTAATGTTTGGGACAATATAGTTGTAACCGACGGGAAAAACTCCGGGTTCCCGGCGTCGTCATATCGGTAATAATATCGGTGTCCCTTGCTGTTTAACTGCCAAACCTTATACGGGGGTTCAATCAATGTTTTTTCGTCGAAAAACATTGCCGTCATTTCCTCAACCGTCATGCCCGGTATTATCTCAAACACTCCGGTTGGTTGTTCCGGTTGAACATCAACGAACGGGGGAATAATTGTTTGTTGTTCCTCGTTAATCTCCGGGAACATATCCGACGCAACATTGCCGACGGTTCCCGCAACCTCTTTTACCGGGTCGCCCGGTTTATCGCTCTTTGCTCTCATTACTTGTACTTTTTATATTCTGAAATTCCACATAATACCATTGCGGCGCACATTGCCGCAAATAACAATTGCCACGGGTTCCAAAATGCGCCAATCAAACAACATAACCCCAATGCGCCAAACGTAACAATTAGGGCTTTCGCTTGAAACAACCCGGAAAACATGGTTTCGGCGGCGGCTTCCAACCATTCGATAAACTTACTTTTCATTGTTTCCGCCCTCCATGCCAAACAGGTAATCCGCCGTACAATCCAACATTTCGCAAAGAATAACGACCCATTCCGGGACAATCCGTTTGGTCGTGCCGTTACATAAATTCGTCATATTTACCTGTTGTGCGCTCTCGCTTGCACCCTCAAAAAGACGGGCGGCAATGTCTTTTTTCAAAACCTTTTTCCCGTTCGCCTCGGAACGGGCGATTGCTTCGTTTACTCTTAATCTCAATGCCATAACTTAAATTTTTTTGTTAATAACTTGGTTCGTTGCTCTCTTTGTATCCGCAATTGCGGCACGTTTTTTCCTCCCAAATCGGGCTATATTCCGGCGGGGTCAAATATCCGTCGCCTCCGGTACGTCTATATTCGCCGTCTGTAACCTCCATTTCCCCGCCACACTCCGGGCAATCATCGTCGCCAATCAATACACATTCCAACAGGGCGTCCAAATGGACGGAACGAACCGGGGAAATACCAATTGCCCGGATAACGTCCACCATTTCCACTACGAAAACATCCCGTTCGTAACAATCGGCGACCGGGAACCCCCAATTGTCGCTTATGTTCTCGATAATCTGTTTGTTGATTAACTCCGTAACGATTGTTTCGGATACTTGGTTGGCTGTTTTCCCGCTTTCGGTCGCCAACATCTTTAATTGCTCACTTTCTTTTATTTTCATATCATTTCCCGGTATCCCTCCGGGTAGGCTGTTAATCTTTTGTTCTGCAAAGGTAGAAAGATTTTTTTAATTACCAAAAATATAATCTTTGTATTGCGAAATCATTTTTGCCGGGTGCGTGAAATATCCGATTTTTAACCTACCTTTGCAATACCGCATTACCAAAAATCGCTCTCGGTTACTGCGTACCGAACCCCCGGCGTATCTGTTACGTCCGGGGGTTCATCTTTTCCAACGCCATTTGCGCCGCACAATAACAAAATCGGTATATATCGCCATAATATCCCGTTTGGTCGGTTATTTCCTCAATAACGCCCGCCGGATATTCCCCAAACGCCACATATTCGTATTGCGTTGGGTCTAACCCCAATGCGAACTCAAACGTAATGTCAATATATTTGTTCCCGACCCGGTTAAATGCGTGGTCGATTGGTATAAATACGTTCGTTTTGCCCTCAACGTATTGCACCCGGTCGGGAAATAACAACGTCAGCAAATGCGCATTTTTATAACACTCTTTGACTACCGGGCGAACCGTCCGGCGTATCAATTCAATTTCCCGTTCGTCGAATACGTCCGCCGCTTTTACGACCTCAACACGTTTTGCGGCGGCGA